TTTTAATTTAATCATTTTCGTTATCTCCTTGCCAATTTTTATCCACATAATTAAAGAATTTTGCTTTTGCCTCATCACCTAATTCATCAGGAGAACCAACACCAAACTTCTTTAATGCACCATTAAAAAATTTCTCATATTCTGCTTTATCACCAGATTCTTCATTGACTTCTTCATTGACCTCATAGTATCTACCTATGATATGTCCCATATCCTCATATAAAGCACTCATTCTTTCTTGTAATCCTTGTGCATCATTAGCAATTTTACTAAATTGACCTGAAAGTGTGTTTAGTTCCTTCATATTACGATTGATTGTAATTTTATCAAACCATTCTTCGGTTTCTCTCAAGGTATGAGTTCTTGCAGTCTTTGCAATGTTAGATAATTTTTCAGCAACTGCTCTTATATCGTTTTCACGATAAATATGTTTACCTAATGAACCAAAATTTCTAACATCTTCTAAAAACTGTGTTTCATCTATATTTTGTTCATCTTCTTCTTCTGGTATTAAAGATGACAGTCTAACATTAGAATCTGCATTTTCAGTTGATATTTTAGTTCTAAACATTTCAGTTGTATCAAAGGCTGGTTGACTTATCATTCCACCTGCCATAAAATGTTCTGCTATTTGTTTTAATTTAATTTTCTTTGACATTATATGTCTCCCATTATCTTGAGTATCTTCTAAATTTATTTCTTACTTTATGCCACAATTGTTTTATAAACTCTTCCTCACCAAAATGTGTTCTTTTAATATCACCTTGATTAATTCCTTTTATTAAATCCATTGCCTCATATTTACCACCCTTTACTCCATCCATCATAGTTTTAATAACTTTATGTGAAGCCTTACCTAAATGTTGTGACATTACATTTAAATCTCTATCAACATGCTGTTTTGCCTCTGGTGAACTAAATGCCCTTGGATATGTTGAAAACTCATCTAATTCAATCATATGTTGTTTAAATTTTCTATGAAAAGATTGTCCATTAGTTGATTTTTTAGATTCATCTACTTCAATTCCATCCTTTTCAAGTAAAAATCTTTTAAAATCTCTATGACTGAAATCACTCATTATTCACCCCTAATAATCTTATTAATCATATCTTCGGCTTTACAATATGTTCCACAAGTTCTTCCTTGTGCTTTAGTTGTTCTATCTACACCCTCAGACATTGGATACATAAAAGCACCTTGTGTAGAAGGATTAGATACGAAATCAAATGCAATTAATTCAAAATCTGGTTGTACTTGTTGTAAATCTTCTCCATCTGCTTCACTAACTGTTTCTACTGAACCCATCCCACGAGACGAAATTCCGAGTTTAATTCCTGCTTTAAATAATTCTTTTAATATATTACCACTTGGTGTACCCAATACTTCAACCGTACCAAGTAAATCATCACCTAACCAATGCATCTCTTTAATATTATGTGAAACATTCTGTAGGTTCACTACAGACGAATCTGGGTGGTCTAATTCACCCATAGCACGACGCTCTTTAATATAAGTAGTTGAATACTTTTTTGCCTCCCTGACCAAAACTTCTCTTGGATACACTCTACCATTTTGATTTTTAGCCTCTGCACGTTGTAATACTCCTTTAACAATTAATTTACCATTGTTTTCCTTTAATGATTCATTTATTTGTTCTTCTTTTATTTCAAAGGGTAGGTAATCTATTATTAGTGATTTGCTCATAATTATTTTATCCTCTTAGTGAGTGTCATTAATTCTCTCATAAATTTAGTTATATGTTGTTGATATGACCTTATTATTTTATTAGCCATTGGTTTCTCACCACCACTACTTAAATCTTGTGCTAACTCATACATATTCAAACGTAAACTACTTTCTGCCTTCTGTATATTCTTTACCTGTTTTTTTGTCCTTTTAGGGTTAACAGGTGCCTCTGTTAAAAGTTCAGAAGCCTCAAGAAAATCTTTTAATCCTACAGACATTAGTATAATTTACCAACTTTATTAGCTAATTTAACTAATCTCTCACTAATTTTACCTAATGCCTTATGAGTAGTTTTCCAATAATCTCTTGAATCTATGTTCAATTCATTTTTCAGTCTAACATTATATTGAACAGTTCTTTCTAATTCTTGTAAGGAATCACGAGTTTCTCTCATTGCCAATCCAATTTTTTGTTTAGGTGTTAAAGTCTCATCATTTCTATATTGATGATATCTACCTTCTTTAACAACTTCATATCCAGTTGAATTGGTTGCCACTTCTTCTTCCTTATCCTTATCTTTCTTTTTCTTCGAACTAAATGCAAATGGTGTATTATATCCTGCAATATCACCAGTTTGTGTAATTTCATTAGTGCTTAATAATTCCCTAACAAATGCCCTAATATATTGTCTTAACTTATTTTCTGTCAAGGACATCTTCTAACTCCGATATCAAATCATAATATCTTAATAAAGTTGTTAATTTCTTTTCAGTATTTTTATTTTCACAAATCGTATCTGCAAAGTTAATCGCCTCTGTTAACTTAATTTTAGTAATATCATCATCTATGGCAGGTACAAGTTGTTTTAAATAACTTTTTATTTTACCAACTTCTACTTGTACAAATTCTTTTAATGAAGTAGCATTAGAAACATTATTAATATATTTTCTCAGTACTTCTTTTTGTTCTGTAGATAATTTAGAATACTTTTTATTAAACTTTTCTACCATTAACTCATAAGCAAGTAATCTAACATCCTTTTCTTCAGTAGTTACTATAGATTCACTAACCTTTTTATTAGGGTTAGAAGAAATTAAATTTTCAACAATAGTATATCTTGAATCTATTTCTTCTTTTGGACTATAACTTTCGTTAGAAGTTTCAATAGAAAATAGTTTCCAAATGGAAGCCAATTGTTTAAAATTAGGGATTTTTGAAGTAAACAATGTTTTTACATCATAATCTTCTTTAATTTCTTTTATTAAATTAAATTTTTCCCTTCTAAGAGAGGCATTTGTAATTTGTGCCCGTTCTTTTAAGACAGCATCTACCAATCTGTTTGCACGTTCTTCAGAATTATATCGTTCTTTTGTTAAAATTTCATATAATTCTAACTCTTTACCTAATGCAGTATTTTTATTAAAATACTTTTTGACTAAATTTACAGATTTTGATTCTTTATTGCTCAGTATATCTGATGTTATTTGTCGAGTCAAAACTTCAAATAACACACCAGTATTTTTAATTTTACTGTGCTTCAACTTTTTTGACATATATCACTCCAATGATAATTATATTCATTCTATTATAAATATTAAACTTCTAAAATTTATATATATTACGAATTAGAATTAATTTCCTTATCATATTCCTCTTTTACTTCCTCAGACTCCGTTAATATCTTCGTATGAGGTTTAATTAATGTTCCCTTTAGTTTATCTACGTGGGCTAAAGCTAATGACTTACCATATTTAGGTGCACCACTTCCACCTTTTCTTTTATCGTGAGCTCCTAACGGATCTCGTCCTCTTGCACTACCATCTTTTCCATAATGAGGGCCTTCTTTAGGTCTACCTGCCCCCTCTTGTCCACCTTCAGGACTTCCACCCTCATCTTCTAACTCATGACCAGTTCTTCCCATAGCTAAATCACTCGGTGTTCCCTGTGATTCTCCAGTTTTTGCTGGATCATTTCCTTCGGTTTCTATTTGTCCTCTTCTAAATTTTTGTTTAAAATCGAAAACAATACCTTCATCTTCTTTCTTAATTTCTTCTTCTGTGAATCCAAATATATTTTTATAAATCCAATCTGTAGAAACTATACCGTCTTGTAACATTGAAGATGCAAGTGAAGTTTTACTCGTCCACAACTCAATTTTTTCTTGTTCATATATAGTGGATGGATTTGTTAAACCTAAATCAAAATTAACTAAATCGGCATCTTGATAACCTTGTACATATAAATGTACGATTGCAATTTTAGTTAATTCACTAACTACAATTCTTTGTATTCTTTCAATAGTTCTAGCAAATCTTACATCCTCTGCTGCAAGTGTTGCCTTACTACCTACTTGTTCTTCATATCCAAGAAATGCCTTTGGAACTTTCAATGCTGCCATTAATTTATTTCTTAGATACTCAATATCTTCTACTGCTTCATAAGTTAATCCTGGTAAAGAATCTATTTGTGTTCCACTATCTCCACCACGAACTGGTACAAAGAAATCTTCTGTAATATTCTGCATATTATATCGTAAGTTATAATCACCAGATTCTTTTTCTACTACGGGTGCCTTTTTCATTTTGTTAATAATTTGGTTCATATAATTATCAACTTCAGCAGGTGGAATATTTCCTATATCAATCTTAAACACTCTCTTTTCAGGTGCTCTCATAATTCTATGAATCAACATAGCATCTTCCATCAATGAAAGTTGTTTCCAAGTCTTTCTACCACCTTCAACCATAGCCTTACCATACGGTAAATAATTTGAATCACCCAATAATCTAAAATGTGCAATTTCAAAATTCTCAAATTCTTGTTGAGTATGAGTTACTTTTACTTGATTTGGATCTGCCGATTCTAATACGAATTTAACATATTCTGGATTTTCTGGATCAATTCCTTCTAATCTCACAACATCATAACTTGATAACGGAACTACATTTTTAATCCCATACTTATCATCAATTTCTAAATGTAAAAAGAAATCTCCATACTTACACATATTACGAACCCAAGACCATAAATTAAATTCTACATTCAAAATATCATAAAATAAATTATGTAATATTTGTTTTATTT